GACCTATTTCACCTTGTGGGCCTTGAGGACCTATTTCACCTTGTGGGCCTTGAGGACCTATTTCACCTCGAGGACCAGTATCTCCTTTTGGGATTGAAAATTCCATTGTGCTATTTTCAGGGTTAAACATAACTGATGCTTCTTCTCCAGGTGCTAACTCTACAATAGATACTGTAAGACCAAAAAAAGAACTAAAATAATCATTCAATTCTTCTAAATTAGTACTTTGAAACCATTCTAACACTGTTTGAGTCTCGTTAAATGGCATATTAGAGGCATTAACCTTAGTTACAACTACTTCCTGTCCACCTCTAGTCTGTGTAACTGTTCCTGTACCAAATAAAATATCTTCTAAGCCTAATAGTTGTCTATTTAAATTTATGTGCTTCACTGAAAACCTCCATTATATCTAATAACTCTTTCTTTTACTTTATTATTTTGTATAGCTTCTGAATTTCTACTCATATTGACATAAGTAGCATATAGTTGAAATTCCTCATTACCATAACTTCTATTATTCGCATCTGTATCACTTCTTAAACATCTATATTTTATATAATGAGTTAAAGCTGTATCGAAAGATATATCTATTTCCATATCTTTGTCCTCAGTAGCTAAAGTAACTATATTAGGCTTTTTAACGCAATATAGTACTAAATAGTGATGAATGTTCTCTTCTACATCTGCAATACTAGGTATTTCATATGTATCATCATTTATAGTAATATCTATTAAACCTCCATATGGACTATTTTGGTTAATAACATTAATAGCTCCTGTAACTAATGGATACACTCTAATCATACCTTTAGGTAAATGTTCAAAAGTAACATACTGTACTTTATTACCAGTAGCTGTTTGCCAATCTGGATTAATTTTGTCTAATTCTTCAAAAGTTTTAGCTACTATATTAGAATGCATGTACTCAACTCTATTTATTTCTAATACATATGGTCTTAAATCATATATAGAATGTGATGTACTTAATCCCATATATATACGTTCTTTTAAGCACTTAGTAGCAGATACAAAGTCCATAATACCAGCATTAAGATGGTTAATAAGTATTGCGTCAGAATATCTTTCTGCATTACTATCACCTAAGTCTGTCCTAACGTTTGTGAGTATATTAGTTATTCTACTCATTGTATTTCCTTACTATTATATGAACCCTCCATAAGAGGGCTCTAATAAGTAGTAAACCCTCTTGGAGAGTTACTATTAATCTGTATAGCTACCGTTAGCTAATTCAGTTTCAATGTACTCTACTACAATTTTATAAGCACAAGCTCCATCTAAAGCACCACCTGCTCCAGATACTACAGTTACAGAACCTCCAGTAGGGAAGTATGTAGGAGCTACAGTACCAGAAGCAACTCCAGTAGAACTAATAGCTATCTCATTTGCTACTACAGTACTACCTACTTTTACATCTAAAGTATCACCAGCAGCAGCTGCATCAGTAATAATAGCATATACTCCAGTAACTAGAGATGCAACTGGTAGAGTAAATAGTTTATCATCTACAGTAACCCCTGATGATTTTTCAATTAAGCCAGAAGCAAAAATTGATGCTTCTTTCTTTTGGTTATTTTTATATTCAAATCTTAAATCTGCCATGTTATATCCTTAAATGTTAACATCTACGAAAATTGAACCCCAGTTGTACCCAGCTACTTTCGCTTCTTTATAATCAGAGTTTTCAGCTATAAGCTTAGTAGCTTTAGCTCCACACCATACTTCTAAACAAGATTCAGAGAATTTACCAAAATCAGAAGCTTCATACTTATAATCTGGCAACATACCATTACCTTTTTGGAATGCTCCTGCTCCTAAAATAACACCTCTAGATTTTAGAGTAGATGCAATATCAAAACCAGTCTCACCAGACCATACTTTATTAATTGTATCATATTGTCTTAAACCTGGAATTTCTACACCTGTATTTGCATACTCATAGTACTCGCCATTCATAATACCACCAGATGTATCACCAAAGAATGAACCAGCATCTAAGAATAAAAAGTTACCTACTAATCCAATTTGAGATTTAATCAATCTTGAATCATTACCTCTTAAATCAACTTGAGCTAATAAGTTTTGAGCTCCTGTAGATTTTAAGAATTTATTTTTCATATTTGTATCACATAAAAATAACCATACTGGTTTACCATTTGCTAATGTAAATGGTTTTAATGGTAATCTTTTGTTAATACCAACTGGAGAAGTATTAAATCCTGTACCTAGCTTTACAACTGTTTCTATATCTAACATTGAATCATATGTAAATGTAGAACCTAAATCTATACCAAATTCAGCAGATTGCTGAGATAAGTCAAAATAAGATTGGTCTTCACTTCTAACCCATAAGTCAGATAATTTATTTCTTGAATCTGAATGCTCATTAATTGATAAGTCGCCAATAGCAACACCATCAAATTTAGTACCATTATCAACTACATATCTATAATCACTAACTGTAACTTTGTCAGAGAACTTTTTCTTTTGCTCTCCAGTACCTTTAGCAGTAGCATTACCTTTTACTGGTCTACCAGATAAATTACCATCGAAGTCGAATACTACATCGTGTCCTTTACCTTTTGAAATATCATTTGTAACCATAATAACTGAATCTAAAGAAGAACCTTTATAAGGAGCCCAAAAAGATGTAGCTGATTTCTGAATCAATCCTTCAGATACCCATGCCTTTCTTTTTAAATCAGAATTATAATCAACTTTTCCTGTACCTTGTGGCATAGTTTAATCCTTTAATATATAATGTTTTTGTAATTAGCAACTATGTCTTTCATAATCGCACCTTCTGATGGAGTATCTCCACCACTAATTTTTCCTAAGTTAGGCTGATTTAATATTTCATTACCAGTACCAACTTTCTTTGGAGAATATAAAAATGAATGTACTTCTTGTAAGTAGTCTTCAAAAGTAATATCTCCTTTTTCTAGCTTTTTCGTTATCCTAGCAGGAACATCAAATTCTATTACCTCATCAGTAATAGGGAAGTTTGGATGGCTTCTATTATATTCACTTAAAAGTCTAGCTCTATTCTCTAACTCAGTTTGTACTAATACTTGCTTTTCAGTTTCATCTAATAAGGCTTTATGCTTATTAGTAGCTTCACGCTCAATAGCATTCATTCGTACTCTCCAAGCTTGAGGGTCTGTATACATAAGGTCATCTAGCTCTTGTTGAGTAGCAGCATCTAGTTGAATTTGTGGAGTAGTTAACTTCTCCAATACTTCTAGTTTAGCTTTTACTGCTTTTAATTCTTGTTGTGATTTAGTATACACTGCTTGTGTATCCTTATATCTTTTTTCAAAATCAACCACCTGTTGCTTCTCAGAACTATCTGGAGTTTGAGTGTCATCTATTTCTGGAGTACTCATTTTTATTATCCTTTTAATATATTTATGTCTAGTTATTATATAACTATTAATCTTAATATTTTCTTAAATATCATACGACCCTGAATTATAATTTTTCTTTTTCTTATGCACCAAATCCCTTACATATATAATAGATGGAGGAGAGTACTTTAATCCCATAGCCATATACCTAATAGCATCTGCTGGGTGAGACCATACATCGTGAACTGGAGTGTCTAAGAAAACACCTAGTTTCTCATCTTTCTTACGTCTATAGTTCTGTATAGCTCCAGTTAATAACTCACAAGTCTCTTCAACCTCTATATATTCAAGCATCTCTCTTACTGCTTGGATTCCATCAGCTACAGAGTGTTTTTCAACTAATATAGGGTGGAAGTTTAACTCACACATAGCGTCCCACCTAGTTTTATTAGCTATAAGTTCTCTTTGTTTAATATCGTGAGGTACATAAGTACCACCAAATACCCAACCTAAGTTTTGGGTTAGTTTTCTTCTTACCTCTGCATAGTGGGACAATCCTTGACCTGAGTTTACATAGTCTCCTATTACTTTAGGCACTCTAACTGGTTTAGAATTAGGTCTTTGCACTTCGTGTAATTGAAAGAAAAACATTGGAAAGTCATCAGACATACCTAAATCCACTGAACTATATACTATTAGGTTTGGGTCATATAAATCCTTTTTAACGTTAAGATTCTTAAACTCTTCTTTATAATACATACCTTCTATCGACTGGTTAAATGCCTCCTCTGCTGTTGAAGGATACTCTTGAGTCATAATATCTGTCAACTCCTCATACTTGGCCTGATACCACCATTTCTGAGTATCTGTAAATGTAATACCTAGGTTTTCTTCTAAGTCATTAAGATACTTCACTACTTTTTTATCCATTGGAGTTTCTGTAAATATCTGACAATCTGGGTCTGCATACCAAGGTAAGAATATAGGCTCAAAATCTAATGCATTTAACTCTATACCTAAAAGTTTCTTCTTTACTGCCTTATTCCACATCTCATAAAATAACCCTGATTTACCTTCAGCTGTTGACTCTATTGTTATTATATTATTACTAGATACAGCCTGAAATGCTCCTGCTTTTAGCTCGTTAGCTTTATCTGGGAACTTCTTAGCAATTTTACCTAACTCTGATACGTGCAGTGACTGGAGTGTATCTCCCCTAAAGTTACCTATTTTAAGTATCGACCTATTACTGAAGTATATTCCAGACTTATTATTACTAACTACTGATATACCTAATATATCCTTTATAATCTGAGGGAATCGTTCCCACATAAGTTCAGCCCTATCAGACAGTTTCTCAGACTCTTTTAAACCATATGACTGTATACCAGCCTCCGTACCATCCTCGAAGATGCAGCTATCCATATTATAAGCTAAGAATAGTGTTGAAATACCTTGCTGCCTAGATTTTAGGATTATCTTCCTTTTGTGTTTGTACTGTGTAAGTACTTTCCTTTGAGATGCATTAAGCTTCATAGGCTGTATTTTTGAGTCCTTATCCTTTATATAATACAGATTGTCCAATCTCCAGAGTTTAGAACTAAGTTTCTGTACTAAGTCGTTCAGTTCCTCCTGACTAAAATCCTCTAGTGTCTTAGCAATCACGAGGTGCTCCTTTTATAGTACTAAGTAGTTCCGATAGTACGTTTATCTGAGTGTTATTCGTAACCTCTACCTTTACAGTAGGGTCTTTCCCTAGTACAGACTCCTTAAGACTAATAAGTGCTGATGATAAGTCCTTAATATCCTTCGCTGATATATCTTCAGACTCTATCATATAAGTATTAACCTGACGAATTATAGACTTCGCAGTTTTATTTATACTATTCTGTATAATAGTAGCACTGAGATGGTCTTCTGAGTCATCTAAGTTATCTAAATCCTCGTCGTCATAAGAGTCCGGGAGACTAATAGAGCTAGGTACTACTAGTATTTCGCCGTTATTGCATGTATTAGTATTCTCTAACTTATTCCAACTAGTATAAGGCAGAGATTCTTTTTGTAGTTTGTGTTTAGTACATAACTCTTCTATACTAATAGGTGTTGTTTCATACTCTAATTTAAGTGATTGCACTAGTATGTTTGGTAAGTTTTCATTTGACATTATAAACTCCTTATTATTCGATATAGTATCTTAAATTTTCTTAAATTTTGATTAATAAATAAATTATAGGTTTTTATAGAATAATAAGAATTTATAGAATAAGTGGTTTTTATAGAATAATAAGAATTTAGTGAATAATTAGAATAATAAGAATTTATAGAATAATATAAATAATTGGTATTTAGTGAATATCTTGTATAGTGCTTTAGATTGTTGAGGTGGCCTTTGTATAATTTAATTAAATTGCAGTGTAATTTGAAAATTTACTTGGAATTTTAGGTACTTTATTAATTTAATTAAATTCAATTAGAAATCTGAAAATTTCCTGGGAATTTTGAGGGCCTTTATTAATTTAATTAAATTCAATTGGAAATCTGAAAATTTCCTGGGAATTCTGAGGTACTTGGTACGTTAATTTCAAGAACGCAAATGACTTCTAGGGGGGGGTACTAAGGAAAAAATAGGAGTCCCCAGAATTTTATCACACTCTATATTATACTATCATAAAACTAAAATAATCTACTAAATTAATCAACTATAAAGTATTCTGCCACTAACCTAATATAGACTAATTTAATCTTGACAAGTCTGGTAGACTTACATCGGACTAATTTAATCTTGACAAGTCTGGTAGACTTACATCGGACTAAATTAATCTTGACAAGTTCGGTAGACTTACATCGGACTAAATTAATCTTGACAAGTTCGGTAGACTTTAATAAAATTTGATAGACTTTCGATAGACTTTTTGGGACTAAGAGAGAAATTTTAGAGTTCTTTGAATCTTTTGAAGATGATTATAATTATCTTATATATTCTTATTATTCTATATATTCAATATTCTATAATAAGAAATATATATAAGATAAAATATAGAATAAGCGAAAAAAAAGCTGAATAATTGAATAATGAGAATAATAATTTTTCGCAGTCTCTCGGATATCGATAAAATCGATATTCTCTAAAAAAAAATAACAAAAATTTAATTGAATAATATCAGAATAATTTAGAGAATTTTTGAGATAATTATAATTTTTCTAAAAATAATTTTTTGAATATAGATTTTATCGATACTCTTTAAATTTAATAATTTTTCATTAAATTCAATTAAATCTAAAAAATTATTATCGATATTCAAAAATTATTTTTTAGCCCCGTATTTTAATAAATTTCAAAAATTTCAATAATTTAATTTAATTTAATTAAAATTTAAGAATTGATATATTATAATTTCAATACAAGAAGAGATAACCACTTCTTTAAAATTATATAGA